CAGGGTGTCAACATGATGGAATGGACTATTGCTGGTGATTTTCTCACAAAGACAATAGTTTAATAATTACCCTTGGCTGGTGCTTACTCTGTTTGCTCTCAGTCTGCCTCCTGATACAGCCAAGGGTATATTTTTTGAGGCAAAACAACTATCAGGAGGCAAACCATGATAGAAACTGAGAATAAAAAGATAGATGATGTCCAATATAAAGTATCTCAAATGGATGCTATTAGGGGCTTAACAGTTCAAACAAAGCTGATAAAACTCCTTGGACCAGCTCTTGGCAAGACACTTTTGTCGGGAAAAGATGACCAAGACACTCTCAAGGATAAGGCTTTTGGCCACCTTGTTAGTAATTTTGATGACAAAGAAATTTCTAGCCTCATCATTGGCCTGTTTGATAAAGGTGTCTACTTTATCGATCAAGATGGTGATGATGCTCAAGTTGATTTCAAGCGACATTTTACAGGCAATCCTGGTGCTGTTTGGAAAGTTACCTTTTTCATTTTAGAAGTTAATTTTGGTGACCTGTTGGGAAAGCTAACAGGAGGTTTGAGCCACCTCAAAAAGACTGTATCAGACTCATTGAAAGAAACTTAATGGTTCACCCCTTGATTGAAAGATTAATCAGGGGTAAAATGGCAACACTTGAACAACTTGGTACAGTTTATAACACCAAGGATGCTTGGATATTAGATCAAGCTTTAAATATTCAAGAAGAAATCAACTTCAAATCAAGACCTAAAAAGGATTAATAATGGCAGTTATTGATAGTTTAGTAGCAGAGCTTGGTTTTGATTTTGACGATAAAGCCTTGGCCAAGTTCAATAAAGGCTTTGAACAAGCTGGCAAAATACTCGTTGGCATTGTGGGGGCAGCGACAGCCGCCTCTGCTGCAATTGGAGTATTCACCAAAGAAATTGCAGCAAGTAATGACGAGACTGGAAAGTTTGCCCAACGAACAGGCGTTGCTCTTGAGACACTTCAAGAGCTTGGTTTTGTTGCTGAGTTAAATGGTGGGTCAATTGACTCCATGAATAACAGCTTGGCCAATCTCAGCCGGACAGCAGCAGAATCAGCTAAAGGTATGGGGTCAAATGTTGAGACTTTTGGTATGCTTGGGGTGTCTGTTACTGATGCCCAAGGCCAAGTCAAAGATGCTGCCACCTTGTTTGGTGATGTGTCTGATGCCATAGCTAGTTTAGGGACCCAGGCTGAGCGGTTAGAGTTTGCTCAAAAATTAGGGCTTGGTGAAGATTTACTACTTGCCATTCAACAAGGATCAGCAGCCATTGCTGAACAAAGAAAAGAAGCAAGAGAGTTAGGGTTTGTCATCGATCAAGATGCAGCGACAGCAGCGGCTGATTTTAATGACAATTTGCTTCGCATGACATCTATAATTAAAGGTGTATCATCTGCCATTGGCACAAGGTTAATGAAGCAAGCAAAGCCGATGTATGATCTTTTTATAAAATGGTTCAAGGCCAACAAGGAAATAATCCAACAAAATATAGGCTACTTTTTAGACAAGGTGGCCAAAGCTAGTTCTGCTGTCTTCAATGTTTTATTCCGCGTCTATAAAGTTGTTGATAATCTGATTCAAGGTTTTGGAGGGTGGAAAAATGCAATAATGATAGTTGTAGGGGCCATGGCAATACTCAATGCATCCACACTTCTTATTCCTGCTTTAATACTAGCTGCCGGGGCTGCCATCTTGCTTTTAATAGAAGATGTCCAAAAGTTTGCCGAGGGTGGTGATTCCGCTCTTGGTTCGTTAATCGAAAAATTCCCAGCACTGAAACAACCTCTGATTGACCTAATTGATTTAATTAAAATAATTGGCCACGGCTGGAGCCTTATTTTTTCACAAGGTGAAGAAGCATTTGATGGCTTTATTTTGGCCATACAAGACATAGGCAAGGCAATACAGAGCTTTTTTATTGGGCCGTTGAATGAGGCTATAGGCTTGTTAAATGTTTTGCCTGGTGTTGATATTGGCAAACTTGCTGCACCTGATGCTCAAAGCGGGGATCTTGGCGGGCTTTTTTCTGGCCTGGCCAGCTCAGTGTTTGCTGGTGCTGATTTACTTCCAACAGCTTCACAAACTCAGAATACATCAAACAGGACAACAAATAGCAAGACCAAAGTTAATAATACATTTAACATAAACGGCGGCAATCCAGCAGAAGTTGAGGCCACTGTAAAGAGGGTTATCAATGACGAATATCGTAATGCTGATGATGATCTGTCTAGCCCTGTGGATATGTAATGGCTATCACTAAATTATTCTTCCGAAAAGAAAACAAGATAGCTGATATTGTCCTTGATGTTGTTATTGAAGAGTCAGCAAGCGCATCAGCAAGAATGACAAGCAACCCTGTTGAGAAAGGGGCTGATATTAATGACCATATTATTGTTGACCCTATGACATTCACCATGTCAGGGTTGGTTACTGATGCTGTAAGTAATGCTGTTGATGGAATACAGGGCTTGGCTGACACTGGTGTTTACACCGGGCAGACAAGCCCATCAAGAGATAAGTGGAATGACCTTTTAAAGCTTCATGCTGAGAGGGAATCATTCACATTAGAACAAGGGCTGAGGAACTATGAAAATGTTGTGTTGTTGTCCTTGTCTGAGAGCCAAAACAAGGACACCAGCAAAGCACTATTCTTTACAGCAACATTCCAAGTTTTAAACATTGTCGGGCAAAGTGCTGTTGTATCTCAACAATTTAACAGTAGCGATGTTGCAGCAATGGCCGAACCTGATGTCTTAGTGGGTTTAAAAAGATTACTATGAAACTACCAATCACAAATAGCCCATCTGAGAAGTTCAGTATTGATATCTTTGAGACGGTGTATCAATTTAAGCAAATGTGGAATACCAAAGGGTATTGGAGCTTAAATATTGCCGATGTTGATGGCAAATCTATTGCTGATGGTGTTAAGGTTGTAACAGGTACAAAGCTACTAGCTCAATATCCACAGTTGCCCTTTGAATTAGAGTCAAGCAATGATTCTGACCCAACAAGAGATAGCCTTGATGATTTTATTTTAGAAGTGAGTAGCAAATAATGTCTGAATATTTCAACAGAAAAGTAGAACTCACAATCGGGGATTATTCCACTGATGAACTGAGGGTTGATTTTTCTGTTGAAAAGAGCTTGGTCGGCATCCCTAACTTAGCAAAAATTACAGTGTATAATGTGTCTGTGTCAAACAGAGAGCAATTAAGTGTGGCTGGGCAAGAGGTATCTTTGCTTGCTGGCTACCAAGACCCTTTGATGATATTTAGCGGTAAAGTGATAAATGCTAATCCTGTTTATGAATCACCTGATTGGAAAGTTGAGATATTTGCTAGGGATAAGTCAGCAGCAATCAACAACTCAACAATAAATAAATCTTTACCTGCTGACACCAGGCCAGAGCAACTATATGATGAACTAGTTGGTCAGATGGAAGGGGTGACAAAAGGCATCACAGATGGCCTTAGTGACTGCATAAATAATAAGCGGTCACTGTTAAGATCACTGCAATTGTCTGGTGGCATTAAAAAATTCCTTGATGAACTAGCCGAAAATTGCGGGTTTGATTATGCTGTTGCTGATGGCATTATTGATACTGTAAAAAAGAATAAGGCAATAACTGATTTGCCAGCAATAATAATCAATCAAAACCATGGCATGATAGGCAGTCCTGAAAGAACAGAGGTTGGTGTTAATGTCAAAACATTGTTAAACCCAGGGTTGAAACTAGGACGGCGAATTGAGATTCAAGCTGTTAGTCAAACTATCAATGCAGGTAACTTGTTTTTTCGTAAACCGCTAAAGCCGAGTACAGAGGGTAGCTTTAGAATAGATAAGATTATTCATTCTGGATCGAACTATGACAATAAATGGGAATCACAAATAACAGCTAGGAATTACAATGGGTGACAGAAGATCAACATTAAGCAGCTCAATCAAGAAGGGTATTGATTCAGCCTTGAAAGAACTGCACACGGCTATGCCTGGGGAGATAATTTCTTTTGATCCTGATGAGCAAATTGCTGATATCCAGCCCATGATCAAGAGAGTTATGGGAGGTGAGGTTGTTAATCTTCCAGTTTTAAAGGCAGTCCCGGTTAGATTTATGAAGAGTGGAGAATTTACAGTAACTTTCCCACTGTCTGAGGGTGATGAAGTTGAGTTGATCTTCCAAGAAAGGTCAATTGATACCTGGCTTGAACAGGGTGGAATAGTTGCCCCTGATGATGTTAGAAAACATGCCTTGAGTGATGCTATTGCAATCCCTGTTGGGTATTCCCAGGCTAATAAAATTAGCAACTTTGACCCAGATAATTTAGAGATAAGATCAGAGGGTGGGGCAAGTATTAAAATAACTCCTGATGGCAATATTGAGCTGAATGGCAATGCTGATTTTGTTACTGCCTTTGATGATATGAAAGCAGCGTTTGACCAACTTGTTAATGATTTTGATTTGCACCAGCATACAATTACAAGCGGTTCATCAGCAGGGACCACAACCCCACCACTGACCCCATCAACTGCTGATATGGCAGGGGCAAAAGTTGAAACTGTGATGGTGTCCTAATGGATATTTACCTTAATGATAATCATGACTTTGCTCTTGATGGGCAAGACTTGAGAATAACAACAACTCAAGAAGATGTAAAACAACAGCTTGCGATTAGATTGCAATTTTTACTTGAAGAGTGGTTTTTAGATAACACCAAGGGTTTGCCGTATGTCCAAGAATTTTTTAAGGGCCAATCCGATATCAATAATATTTATGAAAAAATAAGATTAGAAATAATCAATACTGTTG